AGAAAGTAATCTTATCACCAGCAGACATAGTATCTGTATATTTGATATAATAGATTACTAGAACAGAATCATCTAGATTCTTAGTTCTACCAACTTCAGGAACCTTACCAGTCTTAGGTAGAATGGCAGCATCGATTCCATATTGATCATATACTTTCTTGATATCTTTTACTCGCTTCTCATAAAGTCCAATAAACTTACGCAAAGACTCAGAGCAAGTATCGATATCGCAGGTACGATAAATCTGAATATCGCATACAGTGCCAGTATACTTAGACTTGACAGGATTTCTACCCAACTCGGAAATTTCTCCAGCATCCATTGCTAGATTCTTCAATAGGCTATTCATAGCTTCGTCATCAAAGTCAGCTTGGTAAGTAAATAGAGTATCGCCCTCCATAACTTGATCACCAAGATATTTAAAGACTTGAATATTAGAACCCTTTTCAAGTTTAGTTTCGATTCCCTGAATGACTTGAGTACCCATCTTATTAGCAAAAGATTCAGTAATCATTGCAGAGTCTTCGAATCCTTCATCAGTATTAATAATAGCAATCTTTGCAAGAGTGCCCATATTAGCAGCTAGATTACCAGATTCACCAAGAGATTTAGAGAAAGATAGCTTATCATATGCTAGAATTTGACCAGCTTTGAAAGTCTTACCAACAGTCATATCTGTATCGAGCTTCATAGGCACATAATATCCGCCATCAGAGTTTTTCTTAACCTCTTCGGAAAGATTGATAAACTCATGCTTACCACTCTTATATTCCACAACGATGTAATTCTTTTTACCAAAGCCTTCTTGAACCAATTCTACAATCTTGCCATCTTCCTTAGCTTTATAAGCAAAGATATCAGAAGTTAGATAAGGCAATGCTTCATCAGCACCAGTAGTAAGCAGAGTAGGATCATTATTATCACAGCGAATCATATGCTTAGAAGTCTGGACATAAGTCATCAGAGATCTAGGAGGATCATCATGAGTAGTACCAAGAGGAGTAACAGCTTCAGTCATAGTAAAAGAAGCAGCAGAAGACAGTTTATCTGTATTGCCATCAATAGTCTTAACAAAGCCTCTGCCACCCTCAATATTAGCATTAATAGTTGCTTGACGGTTAATACCAACATTACCAGAGAATCCAGTATCCATACCTAATAGATTAAGCATAGAATCATCATAACCACGGGTAGCAATAGTATAGCCACGAGCAACATTCATGCCAACTAGACCTTTGTTAGTAACAGAGTTAGAACACTCAACGTCATTCAAAGCATTGTTAATAGAAAGGTCAGAAGTAGCAGGATCTTTAGAAACAATCAAATCAATAACAGCAGACTGCTTCATAGTCATCTTAGTTCTCTTACGGGTATGACGATTCTGGTTAGCATAATCCTGATAAGAAGTAGTAAGAGCTTTGTAGAAGTAACCAGCAATAAGTTCTTTACGACGCCATCTACGACCACCTTGATCAATATGACGCACATACTTATTATCTGCAAGCATATTACTTGCATGAATTAGAATACCAACGTAATCACTAGGAAGCTTGAATCTCTCAAGAATTTCCTTAGTAATAGGATCAATCATACAATCATAAGAGTTTTCTAGGCCATCAGAGTTTAGACTATTAGTATAAGTCTCAAGGAATTCTAGATACATTCTTCTATTATTTACATCCTTAATGGAATAAGAAGAAGTATCATTTTCTTTTAGACCATTCATAAGCATGCTGGAAGAGTAGTTTGCTTCATATACAAGATAACCATCAGAGAATTCAATATAATCTTGATAGATATTATATTTAGTATCTTTATCTAGCTCTTGTACAAATTCATACTTAATTCCAGCCTTATTCATAGTCTTAATAAGGCCCTCAAGATAAGAGCAAATCAGAATAACAGGAATTTCACAGTTTAGAATACTAGCCTTAGAGTAAGTGCAACGAGTACCAGTAACCTTAAGACTATTATAGAAATCCATGAAATCTTGAGATCTATAGAATAACAAAGTAGTGATATACCCAGCTAGAGTAGGACTAGAGGTTCCATCATAATAAATGATTACATCCTTACCAGTCTTATCCTTAGAATCAAATTGCGTAAAGACACCAATAGGAATACCCTTAGTATCATCTACTTCATATTCAGATCTAAGTTCATCTTGGTTAAAGAAGATCTTCAATCCTGCAGATTCAATAGAGTTAAATACCTGAGCAAGGTCAATATAGTCGATAGGCAATTCATATTTAGCACAGACTTTAGTATTATCACCAGCCACATACTTAATATCATCATGCTTATCACAATATTTACCTAATGCTCTAATCAGCTTATTTGCATAAGCATTAGATTGACCCTTACGAGAGCCGAATCTTCTGACAAAGATCTTATTATAGCCACCAGAACCAATAATCTGGCATTCACCCAAGCCTGTTTTAATAATAGGCAATAGAGCAGATTGAATCATCAGTGTCTTTTCATTGCCACGAAGTTTTAAGAAGTTAGATCCATTAATGAATTTAGGAATATCGACTTTAATAGTAAACTTAGTTTTCTTATAGTCTACGCACTCAATACTCCATAGATTGACAATATCTTCAGACGTAGAATTATCCTTGACTTCAATATTAGTGACAGCAATAGGATAAGTCCAATGCTGCATAGCATCGAGCATTTTTACAATATCGCTATCAGGATCATAATCTTTATCAAAGTTCATGAAAGTCATATGCTGCCAATCGTCATTAATAGAAGCAACATTCAGCTTAGTTTCAGGAAGTTTCTTTTCTGCAGTATCTACATTTAGAAGATCTTGAACAGATTTTCCTTCGACTTCTTTCTTATGGAATTCTTCTTGCTTAGCAATAACAGCAGAAGACTGAGTCTTATCAACTCTGACATTCTCTTCATCATCATTCTGAATAGCATCAACCATATCTTTGAACTGTTGATCGTCATCAAGCTTATTCATAGCAGTATCTACACTGTCAGAATTTCTTGCTGCCTGAGCAACAGAGTCAACAATAGCATCTTTCTTTTCCTTAGAAGATGTACTATTTGCAGATTTAGTATCAGTTATTCCAGTATCTGCTTTATTCTCTTCTTTAGTAACAGTCTTTCTATCTACAGAAACTTTAACAACCTTATTCTTGACATTTGCTGCATAAGTAGTAGATACAACATCATCAGATACTTTATATGCAGTATCAACTACTTTCTTCTTAACAGCAGTTTCGTCAGGAATCATACTTACTGTACTAGGTTGATTCTTATAAAGATTCTGATCACTAGAAAGATTATCAAGCTTAGAGATATCATTGATTTGAACATTCTTTGCTTGTTCGACTTTATCAATGATAGCCATAGCAATGCCTTTGGGAGAATCCTCAAGCTCACCTTCAGGATCAGGATCTGCAGGAGAATTATATCCAAGATTAATGATTCTCTTAATGAGGCTTAAGAATTTATTTACATTTCCCTTATTGTTAAAATCATCTTTAGCAAAATTTACTTTGAAATAATTCTTAGCACCAAGAAAAACTACATCTTTATCTCCAAAGAGCTGTTTCAGTTCTTTGGGATTATTTCTCATATAATAATAGATGACAGAAATAGGATTAATATCCTCTTTGTACATCCACATCTTTAGAGAGTTATTATGTCTCCAATCCAATACAGGAATAAAGACAGTTTTCTTAGAATATCCACTTAGAGAATCATCATTAATCAATCTTTCAAATAGCTCAATATAAGTCTTAAAGAGTCTCATCAGATTGGTACGATCACTATCATTGATCATAGCCATATTTCTGAAGAAAGACTCATTATAATAAGACAGATCATAGAATAGATTACGATTATTATATCTATTCATTTTAACGAACGTATATCTGATGCTAGGCATATCAGCTTTTACTTTCTTATAGAGCTGAAGAACAGCTTTATCATTTTTCAATCTATCTCTATAAAGAGCTTTACGAAGTTGCATATCATATTTTGCAGAATCCTCAAATAGATATACAAATCCATTTTCATTGATATAGTCTCCTTGAGACCAAAGATTCAATTTAGAAAGGCTAAAAGATTCACTACTAGGAGCAGATCCATTAGAAGGTGTAGGAATACTTACATCTACACTCTGTAGAGTAAGTCCAGAGTTATCAGAATCTCCAGATCCTTTTTCTAGATCTCTCCTTAGCTTATTAAGTTTATAGATAGTCTTAGACTTAATCTTTCTCTTAATACGCTCTGCAGTATTTCCTAACTTTCTAATGCTATCAGGCATATTATTAGGAACAGGAATTCCATCTTCTTGTAGAGACTTCAAATAATTTTCATTCTCTTCATCCATTTCTACAAAGAGAGTTCTATTAATAGGATAATAGATTCTTCCATATTCTGCTGCATACTTCATAACAGCTGCAGTAGCATTATATCTGAGAATCTTAAGCAGAGTATCTACTCCATCCTTATCAATAATATACTGGAATACTCTTTCTACAGTAAATTGATCATCCTTAGTTCTCTTAGCAATTTCTTTTGCTGCAACTCCAGAGAATAGAATAGCTGCAGGTTCTGCAAGACTATCTAGCACTCTATCATATTTACTACCAACAGGCATCTTAATACAATAAACAGCATAGAGCTGGAGAATATATCTAATATAGTCTCCATATCCAAACTTTCCATCTGCTTGCTTAAATGCTTCAGGAGTATATACTAGAACAGAAGTAGGAGTAAATTCTTCAGGCTTAGAACCATCTCCACAGCAAATAATATTGATCTTATCATAAGGCATCTTTTGCTTGACTTTTGCCATGCATACCTTAATATATTCTTGATTGATATATTTCTGCACAATATTGATATCTCTTTCATAGCCAGTAAAGGTTAGAAGACGATAATCTTTATTCATCTTCTTATTAGCAGAAGATATAGCAGTACCACTAATAAAGCTCTTAATATTAAACTCATTGAAGTATTCCTCTTCAGTGAATTCCCTCATTACTTTATTAGGGCCATCAATAAATACAGTATTGAAATCGTCTTCATGAACCTTATATCCAGGACCCAAACAAGCTTTAATTTGATTTATTACATCATTAATCTCTGTATCATCATATCTACCAACGTACAGAGTATCTCCGCCATTAATGAATTCATCAGATCCCCATCTATCATCTTTATGAATTCCGCATTTATATCCGCTAAGTTGAAGAGTATCCTTTACAGAATTAATAAGAATCTTTTTATATTTTTCAGGACTAGGAGCATCTTTAACCACTTGACTACCTTCATTGGTAGCCTTAGTATCAAGACCAGATTTATCCCAATAAGGCTTAAACCTATTTCCTTCTCCAACATGAACCTTATCTGCCATATCATATTCTTTAATCTTCTTAATGATATTTTTGGCAAGTTCTGCTTCATACTCTTTTTCTACATGATTAAAGAATCTAATAGCAGCAAGTACATGAGATTTATCATTTAGAGGATATCTTCTCTGCTCAGGAATACCAAATTCACTGTCAGGAAGTTCTTTTCTCTCTTGAGAAGAAAGCTCAACTTCAAAGAGATATTCACCAGGATCAGTAATTTCAACAACAGATTCAGTCTGTTGTTGAATATATCTTGTAATAGATTTTTCAATATAATAAGATTCAAATGTACGTCTATTAATGGTATAGGGTTCAGTCATAGCAAGCATGGAAGACTGATAATTCGGAGTCATCAACATGATTGCAGATCCATGACGTTTATCTTTCATATTTACAGGAAGAAAGAACTGCTTTTTATACATAAGCAGATCCTTAAGATCTTCAAGCACGACCATTGATCAACTACCTCCTTAGATTTAATTATAGTAGTGTTCCAGTGAGCCATTTTTAAGGTTTATAATCAAAGTGACTCAATATTAATTACTCTAAAAAGAAAGGAATTGGTAGTATGACAGAGGAAACCCTTAATAAGATTCTTGAGAGACATGCTCATTATCTTGCAAAAGATGTAGAAGATTGGGAGTCATATAGAGCAATATTTGATGGATTAGATCTTAGCGGGATGAATCTGTCATTCAAGAATATTTCTTATGCAAGTTTTCAGAATGTAGATTTATCTAATGCCAATCTAGATGTAGCATTATTTAAGCATTGTGATTTCTTTGGAGCAAAATTCTTTAATACTAAATTAGATAGTGCTCATTTTGATGACTGTAATTTTGCATTTGCATCTTTTAGAATGTCAAACCTTACATCTATTTGGATTGAGAATTCTAATTTCAAGCACATGAGATTTGAAAGATGTAAGATGGATAGAGCATCTATATATAATTGCAAATTTAATAGAGTATTGTTCAGTGATAGCTGCTTAAATCATTCTAGTTGGAATGGATCTATATTTTATGAGCCTTGTACCTTCTATAATTCAACATTGTTCGGCTGTACTATGGATCGTATTAAAGGAATTAAGAATATAGAAATCAATAATTGCATAATAAAAGATGTAGAGAATCCTGTATCTAAAAGATCTGTATTATATGATATTTGTAAATCTGAATATATTCATTATATTAAATGCAGAATTAAAGTATTTTTCTTCGGGCAAGAATCTGTTAAATATTGGGAATAAAATGGAGGAGGGTCATAAAGATCCTCCTCTTTTTTTGAAATTTCTTATAGGATTCACTCCTATATAATTCTAATAAGGAGGATAATGAAAAGATGGGAAAAGCATTTATTAGTACTTTCAGTTATGAATGTGAATTAGCCTTCAATAAAGAAGGAGAAGATAAAGCTATTGAAATTCCTAAGCAATTAATTAGATATATTACAGTAGATCATGATTATGAAAATAAGATGATGCCTCTTATCTATATTAATGTAAATCTACTTCCTTCTGTTTATAATAAAATGGTTCCTGAACAAGGAAAGAGTAAAATATATTTAAAGCTTTATTCTACAAGAAATAAAGGATCTACATCTGCTACTCCTAAAAAGGTAATCTATGGAGAATTTGATTATATGATGGCAGATGATCCTAATTCTTATAAGGCTCTAGATGAAGTGAATGAGGATAGAGGAACTTCATATAAGAATTGTAGAATTGGTTTATACAGCTTAGATCTTCAAAAGAAGAATCAGAAATCTTTTGGTGGAATTATGCAAGGCAAATCTACTCAAGCTTTAGCAAAAGAAGCTTTGAAAGATATGAATAGCCTTGTAATGCAACCTTTTGATCACGATACTTCTCTTGGCACTTTTGTTTGTCCTAATCTAAGTTCTGTAGTTAAGTTTATTGGATATCTAAATAATAAAGCATCTTTCTATAAAGGAAATTATATGTTTTATATGGACTTCGAGAAAACTTATCTAAGAAGCTTTGATGGCTCATATATAGATGCTAAGGATGGAGATCATCCTAATGTAGCAATTGATGTTCGGGATCTCACAAAATATCAAGGATTATCTTCTGGTATTGTAGAAGATCCTGACCAAGATGCATACATTATTTATGTACCAGGATCTGATTGTCAAATTTCTATTGATAGATCTTCAAGTTCTATAGTAGGAAATGTTTCTGCAGTTAATGTAGAACAAGGCACTAGTCTACAATCTGCTGCAGTAAACACTTCTAAAATTACTAATATTAGTGATAGTGGTTCTTCTATTATTACAGTATCTGAAGATAAGAATGCTGCATCTAATCTTAAAACTAAGATTGCTGAAAATGCTAGTACTCTTATTATTTCTAAGATTGATATGGATAGTAGAATCTTTACTCCTAATAAGCAATATACTCTAGCTAATTATGAAGACAATCCTAAATATACTGGAGTATATTATTTACTTAAGAAACATGAGATTTATCTTCGTAGTGGTGATCATATGAATTGTCAGATGACAATCACTTTTAAGAAGTGTGCAGATTTTGCTTAAAAATATATAAAGGAGAAAATAATTATGGAAGAATTTAATACTGATTTTACTTTTAAGAAAATGAAACTTCATTTGAAAACTATTCTCACCCATAAGAAATATGTATATATTTATTGCTCTAGATGTGGAATGTCTTTTGTTGGCCTAACTCATGATCTTTCTAAATTTTCTCCTGAAGAATTTATCACTAATGTAAAATATACTACTCCTGGTTTATCTCCTATTATTAAGAAAAAACAGCTTACTGGATATTCTGAACCTTGGATGCATCATAAAGCTCATAATCCTCATCATTATGAGTATTGGACTGATGACTTTGATGAAGGAGGATATTGCGTAAGAATGCCTCTTAGATATATTATTGAATGTATGTGTGATTATCTAGGAGCAAATATGGCTTATAATAATGGAGACTCTTCTTATCAAGCAGAATTGAATTGGTGGAAGACTACTCGTAATAAAAGAAATATGCATCCTGACAATATTGAATTTCTTGATAGAGTATTTGGTTATCTAGCAGCAGTAGAACGAGGAAACGTATTTACTATTGAAGAGCAAGTTATCATTGAAAAGAATGGTAGAAAACAGATTAGAATTCTAGAGAAGAAGATTAGAAATGATGACGATGTTTTTAATATTGCTTTTCTAGAGAAACTTTATGATTTTATTGTTGCTAAGAATGGTAATCCTACTAAAGTAAGATTTAGACTTCCTAAAGATGCTGAAATTACTTATTATCCTGAAAAATAATAACTGAAATTACCCGAATAGGTCTTCTTGCCTATTCGGGTATTATTCCTTAACTTTTTAGTAATTAGCCTGACAAAATTTTAGCATGGGAGGTATTTTACCATGGGCAAAATTGGATATATTCTAAATGAATCTAGTGTCTGCATGGAGAGTGTAGACATTAGAGATGATAAAAATAGCGATAGAGTTACTGGTATTGGTGTTCTTCAGACTGGTAATGAAAAGAATCGTAATGGTAGAATCTATAGAACTGAAGATCTGGTTAGAGAAATTAATGCACCTAGACAGCAGGAACTTCTAGCAGCTAGACAGCTATGTGGAGAAGCTGGCCATCCTATTGGTGCAGATGCTAGCTCTCTGGTTCGTCAGCAAACTATTGATCCGACTAAGATCTGTGTTAGATATCTGAAGCTTTGGATGGAAGGCGATAATGTCATGGCTACCTTCCAGGGTACTAATAATGCTCTTGGTGAAGCTTTTGATAAGGATCTACGTCAAGGAGTTCTCCCTGCATTCTCCCTTCGTGCACTTGGTACTATTGCAAGTACTCCTCAAGGTGCAGTTGTTGAGAATCTTAAGATGATTACTTATGACTATGTCATTTATCCTTCTCATCCTCATGCATATACTAAGGGAATTCTAAATGAGTCTGCTTCTAGTATTGCTGCTCCTAAGTCTAATTTTGCTATGACTAAGGGAATGGATGGTAGTAAGTCTTTCATTAAGGAATTCTCTAATGCTGATGTAGTTAAAGCTATTACTACTATGAGAGAATCTGCTATTGATTATATTAAGGATAAGAGTTCTAATTTCCAGATGCTCAAGGAATGTTATGACATGACTAAGTATGATACAGTGGATATCATTAATTCTCATAAGCTAGCTCTAACTGAAGCTGGTAAGAATACTATCGTCATGAGCATTGAAGATTATATTGCAAATGAGATTCAGAATTACATTTAATCAACGAAAGGAGTGTTGATTATGAGTACACAGAAACTGACCAATGAAGATATCAATAAATTAAATTCTGCTCTTGCACCTTGTATTGATGATCTTAATTGTGTAGATGAGTATCAAGATTATTGTAAAGAAAAAGATACTACTAAGAAGAAACTTCATATCTGTACTACTATTTCTGATGATGGTATGCAGATGGATGTTGCTCTTACTAATGATAAATTCTTTAATAAGTTTCTTGAACCTTTTATTGCCAGTGTAGTTGTTGGTCTACTTCAATCTGCAATAGATTCTGTGTGTCCTAATCAATACAAGATTGAATGTGATAAAGGATCTATTGTAATTAAGAAAGTAGGTTAATGACCTATGGCTGGATATCAAAATAATATTGCTAAGCTAGTAGATAAAATTGAATGGCGTCTAGGTCTAATTCCATTGACTAAGCATTTGCCTGAAGAATTTGGTAAAGATGCTTGGGCAAATGTCATTAAAGAAGATTCTCTTACTACATACTCTAGATACTGTCCTAGAAAGCTATCTTTTAAGATTACTCAGCAAACTGCTCCTAAAAAAGATGGTTGGTATTATATCAATGAAGATTTCATTGGTGGACAAACTATTCTTGGTGTAGGAGATATCGATTGGACTAAATATGGAAATAGATCTATTGGACTTGCACAAACATTTGG